TTTGAGTCCTCAAAGCACTCGCACCATCTCCAAGCGAAATCCTCGCTTGGAGTTGTGTATTTCTGTAGCCTAGCAGACGAAGGGGGTGGCGTGCAACCTAGTCGACCACCGATGCCTTAACGCCCCAGGTCGCAAGGAAGGCGACGACGTCGTCGTAGAGTTCGCGGCGGGTCTTGTCTGATTCGACATATTCAGCGAGCCGCTGCTCGCCGAAGCCTTCTCTGACCATATCGACGGGAGCCTTGTCGCCGTCAGAGTCCCAGTCCATAGCCTGAATGTCCAGCCAAACGAACCACCCGCCCTTTCCCGCAATGAAGGGCGTACGCTCGCCGCGCGCGGCGATTCTTTCTTCTATATCCGCCTGGGAGTCCTTCGTCCTCTTCGGCCAGTCCGCGTTCGAGAGGACGGCGTCGATGGGATCAGCCTCGTCTTCGGACGGCGATTCGTCTTGCTCGGTGTCCATTGCTACCAGTCAAAAGATTTGTTGACGACTCGGCCCCGTATGACGCCCCCCAGGATAGTCAATTCTTGCTCGTGAAGGCAGCCGAATCCAGTCCTGGCGGTCGAAAGAACTCTGCTCACATCAACTGTTGCGGTGAGGTGCCGAGCCTTGGCCGGCCCGCCTTCTTGCGCAAACTTTTCGGCTATTCCTTTGCTCATCGAGAAGCTGGATGCCGGCTGCATACTGACATTCTGCTCGCCGCCAGCGGTTATCTTTGCACTGCTGGAGTAGCCACGCACGACCGTTAGTTTCTTGATGCCTTGCATATGAAACCATTCTTGTGTGGCCTCGTACTGGGCTCGCAAGACAGCGCGAACTGCCTTGTTTTTCCTTACCTTCGCCACCTTTTCGTCAAAGCCCGCCTTGTTGTATTCGGGCTTGAGGTGTCTGGTGTACGGCTTCGCTACGCCAAATTCGTCCTTAATGGCGTACTGAATGCCAACGGCCGTTGGGTTTGAGTCTCCTGAAGTTGCGGCCCAAGTGTCGGCCATGCCGGCGGAGAGTGCGTACCTCCTGTGGTACTCCTTCGGAACTCCATGCGAGATTAGTTTCTGCGTGGCGTCGGTGCTCCCGTGGTATCTCATGTAAGGATCGACGGTAGCAAGCATTTCGTCGTCAATGTCTTGTTCTTTTATGCCCACCTTGCCAATTCGCTTTGCCTTGTCGATCGACAGGCTGATCTTGGCTTGTATGGCAACTTCGGCGCCGGAACCGTAGTAGTTTTTCCACCCGTCGTGCAGGTCTTTGCCGAAAACTGCGTCCCGTTCTTGGTCGAGCTTGCCTTGATCTGCAATGTTTTTCTTGACTAGATGCTGTTGACCAATGTGATTTTCTGCCGCTTGAGTCTGCGGAGGCTTTTGCGCTGCGACCTCTTTTTTGGCGGCAAGCCGAGCCTTGAGTTCGTCCAGTTCTTCTCTGATGCTCTTCGGGGTGCCTGCGACCTTCAGCCCTTCTCCGGCCTTCTGCAGCTTCGCCTCCGCAATCTCTTGCTTGATGCTCTTTGGCGTTCCCGCAACCGTCAGTTGTTTCGACGCTTCGGCTGTCTTCTGCTTCATGGCGGTCTTGGCTTCCGCCAACTGGTCGGCCACACTCTTTGGGGTGCCGACAACACTGACCTTGTCGTTCGCTTTTTTGATGCGAATCTTTTGAAGCGTATCTGCCCGCTTTTTTGCACGGGCGGCGTCTGCGGCCTGCTTCTCGGCGCTTTCTTTAGCCTGCTTCTCTTTTTTTCGAATGGCCGCCTTCTTGCGCGCGGAGGAGATTTTTGCGCTTTTGGCGGCCGCCTCCAGGGTGGCTGCCTTTGCAATCAGCGCTTCTTTTGTGGCGGGCAGGCTCGCGGCCGTCGCTTGCTTGCCTTTCTGCGCAAACGACTTCGGGACATTGGGACGTCCGTCTTCCTTCGCGCAGTCGTTCCCCTCGCCAAATCCTCCGGCCCCTGTGCCGCAGCCGGTCTTGCGGCCGGTCTTTGCCGGCCTACCGGGCGCGCGCACCTTCTTCTTCTTTTGCGACTTGCGGCCGCCCATTCGCGCCCGCACTTCTGCGAGCGCTCTGCGGAGTTCAGCGAGAATGTCCACGGGACGCCGACTCCAGGGCTGTTGCCTTGAGGCGTGCCGCAGCCGCCGCCGCGTCGATGCTCCGCTCTGCGGGCATTTCTTCTTTGGCCGAGAGCTTTTCCTCTGGGATGATCCAGAGCTTGCACAGCCCCTTCTCTTCAATCTGGCCTTCCACGACGTCGCACGACCCGCCCTCGTTGAAGAAGACGCAGTTCGAGCACATCATGCCGCGTGCCGCAAACGGGCTGGCGGCCATGTAGTGCGATCCGTCTGGGCCTTCTTGCGGCCACATGCCCTCGGCCTCGGCGATGTTGTTCAGCGCCTCATAGAGGGCGTAGTTTGCCGAAGACAACGAGCCGCTTTCGGGCGGCGTGTCTTCTGCGCGAATCTCGGTCCCAGGCTCCTCGATGCTCCGCTCCATTGCGGCCGTCTTCCGCTTGGCCCAGTTCTTCGCGGGGGTGCCGCCCCAGAGGAGCCACGCCACGAATCCAGGCTTCTCTTCGCCGGCCTTGTCCCAACCAGGGGACTTGCTCGCCGTCTCGTGGCGGGCAAACCATGCATTCATTTCTCGAACGTGGTCGTCAGTGAGTTCTTCGCGTCGTGCAATCTTGTTGGCGCGAGCCACGGTTTCTGGCTTCAGGCCGTCGCCAGACTTGCCCTCCTCGTGCAGCCGAAGACCCCGCTTGGCAGCAGCGGCCATGCCGGCCGTCGGCCGCAGGCTTGCTGCGCGCTCGTCTGGCATCGAGTCGATAAATGCCGGAACCTCACCCATGATGCCGCTGGCGCCAACCAGTTCAGACATCATCTTGGCAATGAACTCGTCGGTCTCTTCCCAGTAGCCTTCCTCGAACTCGTACTTGCGGACGAGAACGATCGGGTCTCCGGGTTTTGCCTCCATCGGGCTTTCGAGGTACTCGCCAAGCTGGCCCTCTTCCATCACGTACTCAATGCGACCGACGCCGCCGTCCCAGGCAACGAACTCGCCCTGCTCGTACATGCGGGCTTGAGCCATGTCGAGGGCTCGCCTGCTGACGAACGATTCGGTGGCGACGTAGGCCGGCTTCAAGACCGGCCCGACATCGAACAGGCCGTCGACGGCCCGGATTTCGCGCAACTGCCGGCCGTCGGCGGTGCGACTCCAGGCTTCGCCAGACCCCTTCACACGGAACGCAAAGCTCGATCCGCGAACATCGCCTCTTTCGATGGCCTCAATCACATCAGCGCGGGATTCGGGCGGGTCGATCTCATATCGCAGACCGCGGTCGTCGACTGAAATCCGCAGCGTGCCGGAAGACTCCCGCCCAAGCAGAAACATCGGGTCGTGGTTATAGAGGGCCACAACGTCAGTGCCGCGCTTCATGACGTCGTCGAAGGCGCCTGGCGCAATTCTCTCCACAAAACCGCCCAGGTCTTGCGAGTCTGAGTTAAACAAGGCCGCGTAGCCGCGAATGACCGGCTTCTTCTTGCCGGTCTTCTCACACAGGCATCGCTCGACGACGGCCTCGGTCTCGATCAGCCGGCGTTCAACGTCTTCTCGACTCTGTCCGTCCATGTTCCAGTCACCTCTTCGTAGGGCTTGCCGCTGCGATGGCACTCCAGCAGCAGGTCTCGCGTTTCGTTCATCCAGTCGGCTGCAAACTCGTCGATTTGTCGGCCGGTAGCCTTTGCGGCGTCGCAGAGTTCGGTCTTCATCCGGCCTTCGTGGGCTTCGAGCCACGCAGTCAGTTTTGCCGGCTTCTTGCGGCGCTCGAGAATTCCGTCGGCCTCGATTGACGCCAGCTTGCGGAGCGTCTGGGCGAACAATACTTCGGCGACTCCTCGCGTGGCCTCGGCGGCCGGCTGGTTGTCTTCGGGAGCAGGCTCTTCTTCGGCGGCAACCACAGGCGGCTCTTCGACTGGCGCGACGGCCGGCTCCGGCGGTTGCACGACGAACGACTCGAGCAAGGCCATGTTGACCTGCACGAACCGCTTGTCGCCTTCGTCGATTGGATTCAGCCCTTCGCTGGTTCTGATCTCATTTATCGAAAGAACTCCGAGCGACCAGAGTTCCCGGTAGTAGCTCGCTCTTCCGGCGTTGTCGCCTCGCATCAAGCCGCGGACGTCGAACTCAGCGAAGTAGTTCTCGTCGTCCATGATGAGGTCGCGACGGCAGGCAGATTCCCATCGCCGCAGCCACGGCACGAGGCTGAACGTCACGAAGTCGAGCCCTTGCTGTTCGACAGAACTGTACGAACTCTTCGTGAGGTCGCCGATCATGTAGGCCGGCACTCTGTAGATTCTCGCAATGTCTTCTACTTGATAGCGCCTGGTCTCGATTAGCTGGGCCGACTCGTTCGTGCCAGACAGCTCTTTGACTTTGATGCCGTGCGGGAGGACTGCCGTGCGGCCATTTTGGTTTGGGCCACGGTGCATATCCTCCCACGATTGCCGCAGACGCTGCGCGGTTTCTGGCTTGAGAGGCTGATCGCTCTCCAAGACCACACCCGGCCGCGCGCCATTCCCGAAGTACGCGCTCGAGTGAAGTTCCGTGGCACGCGCCAGCCCGATGGCCTCGCGGGACAGCATGGTCGGAATGTAACCCTTCACGCCGTCCTGCGTGAGCCAGCGCAGATGAAAAATCTGATCTTGCGTGTACGGCGTCGGATCAAGTTTGTCGGGCTCTTGGTACAGGTATCGGAGCCGGCCGGTCTTCAGCCGCTCGACCTTCATTCTGCTGGGGTGCAGCGGCCACAGTTCCGTGACAGCGCCAAACTTGCCTGGGCGAATCTCTGCGTAGGCGTTGCCCCAGAGAAGCAGCCAGCTCTGCATGAGCTCCCGGAACTCGAATGACGTCATCCAGCTATTTGGCTGCTCGGAGAGGATCAAGTGCAGCGGCATCCCGGAGGCCAGCTCTTTGCCGCCGGTCGCAATCCTGCGGAAGAGGTTGAATGGCAGCGTTGCCACTGACTCCGAGATCACGCGGACACACGCCAGGACAGCGCTGCACTGAAGCGCGGTCTCCGGGGACAGTGAAATGCCGGCGACTGTCTTCCTGTCGTCGGACAGCTCTTCGAATACGCGAGAAATGCTCCGCATCTCAACGATGTCTTCGATCGCCGCTTCTTCCATCAGATCACCATGAGTTCGGGTTCGGTCTGCGGCCCGTACGTTTCGCCGCTAGAAAGGCCGAGGGCCATGATGCAGGCAATGATGCCGTCAATGCGGCCGATGTCGTGCGATGACTTCTTGACAGGCTTGATAAGACCTTCATCGTTAGTCTTGATCTGCACGTTGCTTGCCTGCCACGAAAGAACCGGGTTTCCGGCGTGCCGGATTTTGCCGGAGATCACAAGGTTCTCGAGCATGCGCGTCGGCGCGTTTAGCGGGCCAAAACCCTGCCCGAACGGGTGTACGGTTTGCCCTTCAGCCGATAATTGCGTCATCAAATGGACCGCATTCCAGCGATCCACAGCGATGCCTTTAACCCAGTTTTTCTCACAGAACTCGAGAACGTAGTCTCGAATCTGATCGTAATCTGTTATGTCGCCATCAGTTAGTCTAACAAATCCCTCTTTCACCCACTGTTGATACGGGACTCTGTCCTGCTTCTCTCTGCGGCCGGCGTTCTCTTCAGGAATCCAAAACATCGCCTTGACGTCGAAGCTGCCGTCGGCATCTGGCCATACGGCAACGAACGCTGTGGTGTCGTAGGTGCTCGCAAGGTCGAGGCCGCAGTAGCAGGGCCGGTTCTCTGTGCTTCGCAGCGGGGCAGCGCAGCCCTCCCAGGCGCCGTGCCTGAAAAACTTTTCTTCCGAGGTTGTCCACTGGTTCAAGTGGAGGCGGCGAAATGTCATCTCGTCGGCCGTCGACTCCTTGGCCTTGGCCGACATCTGCGTGAAGTAGTCTTCCTTGATGGTCGTGCCGTAATTCGGATTTGCGACACGCCATGTTTGCGGGTCAAAGGGGTCGGCGTCCGACGCAGCTGCGTAGATGCAGGGCAGGAACGTGTCGTCCTGGAGGACTCCGTCCCGTATCTTCTCTGCTCGCTCCCAGGTCTTGTAGCACGGCGACTGCCTGTCGTACCCGGCCGTGGTCAAGAAAATGGTGAGCGGCTGACGTCTGGCGCCCGTGGCTGTCTCGAGGACGTCGACCAGCTCTCGGTCTCGCTGTACGTGATACTCGTCCACGAGGATGCAGGACGGGTTGTATCCGTGCTTCGTGGCCGCCTCGCTCGAGATGGTCTTCATCACTGCGTTCGTATCCGGGACAGCAATGCTGTTCCGGTAGAGTTTGCAGCGGGAAAGCAATGTCGGATTGCTTTCAACCATCTGCTTGGCGGCATCGTGGAGAAGCGCCGCCTGCTGCCGGTCGCCGGCGGCCACGATCACCTCGGCCCCGACGTCGTCGCAGAACAACATATACAGGCCAATCGCTGCACAAAGCTGGGTCTTGCCATTTTTGCGCGGAATCGCGAGCAGGCTGGAGCGGTACTGGCGAAGGCCGTCGGCGCGGCGAGTGTTGAAGAGCTTGTCCAGGTACTCTGCCTGCCACTCAAACAGCTCGAACGGCTTCCCGGCGTGTTCGCCGCGGGTGTGGCGCAGGCAGGAGATGAAATCGCGTATGTCAACCACCGGCCAGCAGCGCACTCATTGGGTCTGCCGTTTTGCCTTGGCGGTCGATCACAGCCATCCCCAGCCGCGTCCTGTCTGCTGGGGTGAAGCCAAGAACGGCCTCGAGTTGGCGAAGTTGCTCGTGACACGACGTCGACTGGGCGAAAGCCGGAGTAGGCTTGGCTGCCTTCTCCTCGCCGGAGCGGCCGGTCATCGAGTGGTAGTGAATGGCGTTCTTCGAGAGTTCCTCCTCGGCCGAATACCATCGGTCGAGCGTTGCGGCATACCGAATAACGGTGTGCTTGTCCGTCTTCGCAAGAACGCCCATCGCGTCGAGGTTGCGGGCTGCCTCGCGAAAGAAGTCGGCGGCCCGCTCTCGCAGAAAAGTCGGTGGCTCGGGGAGCGTGTCGTAGAACTCGCCAAGCTCCTCGCGGTGGTCGGCGCGCCAGGAGCCGTTGAGGGCAAGAACGTGCTTCGGCTGTGGAGGTGGACCGCGGCGCACTTGACAATCTCCCGTAATCTTTAGAATACAGGGCAACATGAGGTCGCCGCAGGTTATGCACGAAACCGGGGGAGTTACGAACCGGAGCCATTTTTGGCTAAACCCGTGATCGCGTGCGAGACCTGAGCATGCGGTCTGCCGAGGGGGGCGAAAAAATTGGCCGGCCCCCCCCTCCCCCTCCGCAAAATTCCGGGCGCGTTTTTACGTGGCGCGGCGAGCCAGGGCCGGCGAGCATCGAGCATCGAGCGGCCGGCGGCATCGAGCGGCCGGCGGCATCGAGCCAGCCAGGGCCGGCGAGCATCGAGCATCGAGCGGCCGGCGGCATCGAGCCAGCCAGGGCATCGAGCCAGCCAGGGCATCGAGCCAGCCAGGGCATCGAGCCAGCCAGGGCCGGCGAGCATCGAGCATCGAGCCAGCCAGGGCCGGCGAGCATCGAGCATCGAGCGGCCAGGGCGGCGAGCATCGAGCATCGAGCGGCCAGGGCCGGCGGGCCTCGATGCCGGGGGTATCGCGGGTCGGCCGGCCGGCGGATCGGCCTTCCTGCGCAATCCTATTGCGTCGATTTCGGGCCGCGCAGCAAAAAACCGGCCGGCGCTCGCCATCGAGCGCCGGCCGGCCACCCGGAACTAGACTCTACTTCA